ACCAAGTGGTGCTCAAGGTAGTGCAGGATCACAGGGTGCTCAAGGCAGTGCAGGATCACAGGGAGCCAGCGGAGTCAGTGGTAGCCAAGGTCCGAGCGGAGTCAGCGGTGTTAGCGGACCTAGTGGTGCCAGCGGTGCCAGCGGACCTAGTGGCAGTACAGGTAGTCAGGGAGCAGCCGGTAGTAATGGTCTAAGTGGCCCGAGTGGAACTACAGGTAGTCAAGGTCCAAGTGGTGCTAGTGGCGTTAGCGGACCAAGTGGTGTTAGCGGAGTCAGTGGTGCAAGTGGTGCACAAGGTAATCAAGGTGCTGCTGGTACTGGTGCACAGGGTGCTCAAGGACGAGCTGGTTTCCAAGGATGTAATGGTGTTCAAGGACCTAGCGGTGCTCAAGGACCTAGCGGAGCTGGCTCACAAGGTGCACAAGGACAAACTGGTGCACAGGGATGTAATGGTGCACAGGGACGACAAGGATCTGCTGGTGTAAGTGGTCCAAGTGGAGCATCGGGAGTTCAAGGTATTCAAGGAAGTCAAGGCTCACAGGGTGCTGCTAGTACGGTCAGTGGTCCAACAGGTCCAAGTGGTGCACAAGGTCCAAGTGGTGTAGGAGCTCAAGGAGCTCAGGGCGCTCCGGGTTCTTCTGGCACTATACTTTCTCCTACACAAGATGCAAATCCTTCTACATCGACTACTAAATTGTTAGTTTACGAAGGCACTGCCACAATGTATATTACTGTTGCACAGGGTAAAACATTGTTATCTACTGGTTCAGGTTCTGGTGGTAGTCAAGGTGCACAAGGACAAACTGGTGCACAAGGATGTAATGGTGCACAGGGACGACAAGGAGCACAAGGTGCATCTGGCACTGGTACACAAGGTGCACAGGGACGCACCGGTGCTCAGGGGTGTAACGGAGTTCAAGGTGCACAAGGTAGTCAAGGATATCAAGGGGCCGCTGGTAGCGGTAGCCAAGGCTCACAAGGCAGCCAGGGCGCACAAGGTTCTGCTGGCGGAATTGGCACATTAACCCAAGATATACATCCTACTACATCGTCAACACAATTGATTGTAAGAGAATCTGGAGTTTATACATATATTACCATTCCGCAAATACAGTCATTGTTGTCTATTAGTACAAGTACCGGCGGCGGGTGCGGTGCACAAGGAAGTCAAGGTGTACCGGGATCACAAGGAGCTCAGGGAAGTCAAGGTGTACCGGGATCACAAGGATCGCAGGGTAGTCAAGGATATCAAGGTTCAGGAAGTCAAGGCGCTCAAGGTTATCAAGGTGTTGCTGGCACTGGCAATCAAGGTGCACAAGGTGCACAAGGAGCCCCGGGCGGCAGTGGCTGTGGTGGTGGATCAGGCGCACAGGGTGCACAGGGTTCGCAAGGCGCTCAAGGTGCTCCCGGTAGTGCTAGTACCGGTACAGGTACTACTGCAGTAAGAAATCTAGCTTATGGATTTACTTCGTCTATAGCACCTAATGCTTCGGCCTCTGTTACTCTATCAGGATACAAAGGATACGCTTTATATTCAATACAGTCTTCAGTTCCGGCCTGGATTAGAATTTATACAGATGCAACTAGTTTATCTAATGACAGTTCTAGATCACAGTCTACTGATCCTGCACCGGGATCTGGTGTGATAGCTGAAGTAATTACTACAGTGACATCACAAACTGTGCTGATTAGTCCGGCAATTGTGGGATTTAACTACGACAGCCCGACATCTACTAATATATATGCAGCAGTGACCAATCTTAGTTCGTCTACGCAGGCTATTACTATTGATCTAAAAATCTTAAAATTAGAGTAATATAATGGATAACACGCTACCCAATCCGGCATCACCGCCTGCACCTACTCCGTCCCCAACACCAGCACCTACTCCAGCACCTACTCCGGCTCCGAGCCCAGACGGTGTTAGACCTGCACAAGGCATTTTATGGCCTAGACTGCACGGAACTAGACCAGCCCGTGGTATGTTATATCCTAGACCTCGTATAAGATAATAAATACCCCATATGGCACAAAACGGAATATCAACAGAAACTGTCTACATGGGTTGTGGTGCAATAGATCCTATTGCGACTAAAATACAGCGCCGCACTGATAAATTAGCTCTAGCACAGTGTACTCGCGGTTACACAATCTACGGTTATAGACCATTGAATCAAATATTAGGTACACATCAATCTTATGTTAACGGAGCATGTGGTCCGTCTTTGCAGACTTTATCTGGTACGAATAGTCCTGCAGTAGGACATCCTTGGACTAGACTTCCTCCTATAGATATTATTATAGCAAGACCTGCAGAAGTTGGTATACCTCAACAAATTGCAGGTTCTACATATCTCCCTAGTGCAACTACATTTATCACCAATGGGTTTGTAACTCAGTTAGGCCATGGTAATGTTGGATTTAACATGTTAGCATTTAGTACAGCAACATCACAATTGCTAACCACTGTATTAGGATCTGTAGCTACAGCTCCAACACCGCCTGGATATCGTGCAGGGTTCTTCCATGCTCAATGGTCAGCTGGTAGTAGCCAGCCTACTAGTTTTGCGTATGTAACTCATTATCAGGGCGGCACTACTGGTAATCCAGACGGAACTGGTGTATTTTTTAATGTAGTAGATGGTGCGTTGAATGATATAGCAGGTACTTGGATATTCCCTGTATCACTAACATTGGTACAACAATTAGTATGATCACTGACGAAATTCATAAACTAAAATTAGAACAAATTATAGCCAGTAGGCCTCCTGAACATCCTTTGGTAAAAATATTACAGGCAGTTCTGGATAATTTAAATTCTAAATAACATCTACTAAATAAAGTACCAACTTTATAAGGTATTTTATGAAAAAATTATTTTCTTTCTTATTCCTAGCATTAGCTCTCTTTGCTAGCACAGGTGCTTTTGCACAAATCAACCAACAGTGCCCGCAGTTTACTGTCAACGGCACTCCGCAATATCAAGCTCACCCTGGTGATCAAGAGATTTGTCACTTAAATTTTGCAGTTATCCACCGCTGCGATGTCAAGGCTCCTGTGGCCGTTTTCGAACACTTGACTGTGGCTGCTATGACCGGTCCTGCTAAACGCAAAGACAACTTCCACCCAGATGCTAGCGTTACACCCGCTTGCTCTGCTAGCCTAGCTGACTATGCCACTGTAGGTAAAACACACGATCGTGGACATATGGCTCCTGCTGGCAATAATACTCAAAGCGATGCTATTATGAGCGAGAGTTTCAACCTAAGCAATATGGTTGCACAGAACGCTAACAACAATAGAGGCGGCTGGCGCTTACTCGAAACTGCTGAACGCCAATGGGCTATGGCTCCGGGTACCGATTTCTACATCATCTCTGGTGGTATTTTCGATGCCGGACATCCAGTAACTGGTAATGGACTAGGTATTCCTACTCGTTTGTATAAGATCATCATCGAGAAAAATAGCAAACAAGTTCAAGCATATCTAATGCCAAATGGCCCTATTACCCCTGCTACCAGCTGGGCTCAATACAAAACCACAATGACCGAAGTAGAAAAAGCTACCGGTATGAAGTTTAATCTTGGACAATAATGTCAAATGAATATCCAGTCTATCCAGAGCAAGAGGGTGAGTGGGATCGTCCACTCAATCCTTACAGCCCTGTATGATGGATTGGTAAGATTAGGATGCGGTTTAGCCGGTATTCCGTATCCACCCTAACCCTACCTTAGGGACCGTTTGGCGTAACGGTATAGGCGTCCGCGAAATTTCACTGCACCGCGTAGTGTGCTGGAGGATAAAGTAACCTCCTTTTCTTTTTTCTAGGTAATCTTATCCTACTATAAATATAACAAATAGGATTTTATACCATGAACATCACCGGCGGAATCAAGCTCAGTGCAGGAATTAAAATAGCAGACCCAGTAAATCAAGCACGACTATCTGCGCATTCTTCTTATTCTCCTTTAACGGTTAATTATTTGATAGTCGCCGGTGGCGGTGGCGGGGGTGGTAATCTAGTTAACGGCATGGACGGTGCAGGTGGCGGCGGAGCCGGCGGGTTATTAAGTGGTACTACCTGTTTAACATCAGGCTCATCATATAATATTGTGGTTGGCACCGGCGGTGCAGGTGGTTTTAAAGGTATAGGTAGTACCGGTTTTGTAAGTTCTGCACTGGGTTTTACTGCTATAGGAGGCGGGGGCGGTGGTGGGTGCGGACGTGCCGGGATGCCGGGAAATCCCGGAGGCAGTGGTGGTGGTGGGTTAGACTGCGGAAGTGGTGGTGGTAGTACTTCTGGTCAGGGTAATCCGGGCGGTGCCGGCAATTTGTGCAGCCCATACGCTGGCGGTGGCGGTGGTGGCGGTGCCGGTACAGCAGGCGGAAACGGAACTGGTTCATCGGGAGGCCAGGGCGGTACTGGTACAACTACTACAATAATTTCAACTACCACCGCAATTAC